TCATTCCCCTACCTCCACGATTACGAAACCTTGCTTCTTGGAATCCCGAGCCACATCGAGCTTGATGGGCCGAAAACACTTGTCATCCACACCCAACGCTTGTGCGACGCCATCCAATGCGGCTTTACTGGCGGCAAGCATGTTGTCTAAGTCACGGTGCCGGCCATCAGGCGCAACGAACGTGACCGACAGCGGGTATGTATCGGCGGGTGTGAGTGTGTTTGTGCCTAGCGCAGCCCGAGCGCACAGGGCGCCGTCTTGCTTGGCGCGAATCTTGGCCGCATGGGTCGATTGCCACGCCGCGCCGTTTTTCCGGTTTGGCATGAGCCTTGAGTCGATCCAAGGCAATTTGATATGCAAGCGATCAATGTTCATGGCATCAATCCTTTAGCCCGCCCTTAGCGGACTTCGGCGTTTCTGGACGGCGACCATAGACGGTGCCCGCGGCTAGGCTTTCAAATCGGGTCTGGTGTCCGATGTAGGCAAGTGCGACCGTTCCAGGCTCGCCCTGACGAATCAACCCCACATTGACCTCGCAGATGCCCTTGTCCAAGGTGTGCTCGTTGTAGACCTCGTCCCGGTAGAGAAAGATTGCGCCATCGCAGTCCTGCTCAATAGCGCCCGAGTCTCGCAAGTCCGAGGGCATGGGCCGCTTATTGGGGCGCTGCTCAAGCGTCCGGTTCAGTTGCGAGAGCAAGACGATGACAATTCCCATTTCCTTTGCCAGCGCCTTTAGGCCTCGGGTAATGCCTTCGATCTGCGCGTTCCGGTTATCGCCTTCGCCGTCCATGAGTTGCAGGTAGTCGATCACAAGCAGGTCCAGCCCATGCCGACGTTTAACCAGGCGAGCCTTCATGCGAACGTCCATCAAGCGAAGTGCGCCTTGGTCGTCAATAAACAGATTCATCTGCTCAATGCGCTGTACCGCGTGGGTTAGCCGCGGCCATTCGTCGCCCTGCATCTTCCGGGGATCAATGACGTGCGGTAGTGGAATCTTGCCCAGTGCAGCGACATTCCGGTCATGGATCTGGTCACGGGGCATTTCCATTGACAGAATCAGGGCGGAGTAGTCTTTCGCGGCATTCAGGGCCAAGTTGAAGGCAAACGCCGACTTACCCATCTTTGGCCGAGCCGCAACAATCCAGAGTTCGCCACGGCGAAAGCCGCCCATCAACTTCTCGTCCAAGTCCGCATAGCCAGTCGGGATCGCCTTAACCCCTTCCCCGTCTGCTCGCCGTTGTAGTTCGTCCACGTATCGAGCCAAGTCGTCCGCGGCCTTAATCGGTTCAGACTTCGCCCGCTGCTCAGCAATGGACTCAAGCTGTGACTGCGCCTTGTCAATGATCTGCGCCGGGTCTGCTTGACCTTGCGCTTCCTCCGCAATCTCCCCGGCCATCGCTGCTAACGCCCTTCTTTGCGCCGCAGCCCGCACCAGTTCGGCATAACGGCCTATGTTGGCAGAGCTTGGCGTATTGGCTGCAAGGTCGTTCAGGTACACCAGTGAAATGCTTTCGGGCAGCCTGTCGCTGAGTGTCACCACATCCGCGGGTGCCCCGCTTTCGATGGTCTTGCAAATCTGCGTGAAAAGAACTTGATGATCGCCGCGGTAAAAATGCTCTGCCCTTAGGTCGCCCAATCGGTCATAAGCGTTGTTGTCGATTAGCAGTGCGCCCAAAACCGACTGTTCCGCGTCTTGGTTGTAAATCATGCCACCACCTCCCGGTTAGCCTGCAGCGCTTGGGCTTGCAGTCCTTGAGTGGTCAGCAGGTACTCGTTGCCGTACTCCCCAACCTTGGCGTACCAAAGGCGCATGTAGTTCTTTTCGACATAGTTCAGGAAATGGCGCCTCCAGTCGGCCTGTTTCCTTGATTCGTCTTTGCCCCCAGGCCCGAACTGACGTTTGAATTCTTCCCAGGCCAGTTGCACAAAGTCCATTGGCAGACCAGTCGCCTCTACGTACTCCAGCAAGGGCTTGTATCCACTGATCGCAGTCTCACCGGCTGTCTTGCAGTTTTCGATGAAAGTTTTCAGTTGGATGCGTGGCTTGCGTTCCCGTTTTGGTTTCTCGTCTCGCGGACTCTCACCCCCGGCAGGGGGGTTAGGGGGGTTGTTTATATCTATATCTATATCTTCTCTAGGTAACGCTGTGGTAACGCTCGCGGCGTTACCTTCGGCGTTACCCTTAGCGTTAGTTTTGTGTTTCGCCACCCGTTTAGCGGTCATAACCCGCTTTTTCGCCGTCGATCCGTTATGCCTATCGAAGTTAGGCAGGCTGACCCCATCATCATTTATGGAGAGCCAGCCGACATTAACCATTGCTTGGCAGAATCCGGTAACGCCTATAACTCGATCAAGTAACGCGGGGGTAACGTTCGCAGCGTTACCCTCTTGCGTGTGCTGATCGAACCAGCGCCATACGCGCAACAGCTTCCCGACCGTGAGATCGGGATCGTCCCACCCCATTTCTATGGTGATAGCCAGCACTTCCGGCTTCTCGGGTGTGTTTACTTCGAACTTTAGCCAATCTCCCGCCATGTCTACGCCCTCGCCTTAATGCTCTGCTTGAGCGATTCACACAGCAGATGCGCCTGTTGCTTTTGCGCCCTTTTCGTCGCCAGCTTGGCAATGTTCCGTGCCATCGCCAGTTGATGGGCCTTGACCCTGTCCTTGGCTTCAAATAGAATTTGGTTATTCATTGCACGTACTCCTTTAAGCGTGTGCAGTTGAAAGGCCCGGAACTCCTGCCAGAGTCTCCGGGTTTTGTTTTTGGGCGGCCTCCAAGGCGCCAGCAGGAACGATGCAGCCAGCCTCTAAGAGCAGATCGATGCATTCGCCAAGCAACACCATTTGCGGGCCGTATTTGGCTTCAAATCGTGTCTTCCAAGGATGAATAGCAATCAGCCCCGGAACTCCTGTGCCGTCTTGGTGATGACCGGCGCAAAGCGGCAGTACCAACCAATGCGCGGCTGGCTTCGTGCGACCGTCAATGTGGTGAATGCTGACGACCGGGTTGTGGTTGCCGTCTTTTCGACAGGCGATGCAGCCCAGGTCGGCCAGTAAGCTGTGGTAGTGCTTTTGCTCAAGAGTGGCAGCGCGGCCCTTCATATCCCTCTCCCAAGCGATGTTGCCGACCACCGGACGCCCTTCTCTGTACCGAATGCGTGGGCAAGCTCGATAAGCTCCGTCATTTCCCGAACAGACATGCGGCTGGTGCGCTGACCAAGCAGCACCATGCCGCCATCAATCCCCATTGCCATACGGGTCTCACGCTTTAAGCTGGCTGTGAGAATGTCTTTCACTTCTTCGGGCGAGACTTTGACTAGCTTGCCGTTGACAACAAAATCAACCTGACGGCTTATGTCAGTCAGGATTGACCAGAGAATGTCGTTCTGTGCCAACGAACGGGTCTTCGGTCGTATCTCGCAGCGATACCCATCAGGTGCCGTTGCTGCAAGGTGCGCAGCATTACGACGAGCCAGCGGGTTTGTGAGATAGATGACCTGCTTTTCCATTACCCGACCATCCCTTCTACGCGCTTGGAAACGGTCGCAGCAGCCGTCTGCACCTGACGTTCAGCCTCTTTGATGGTTTTGAGCTCTTCTTTATCTACCTTGCCGTCAACGAGCGCGGAGTGGATTGCTTGCATGAACTGCCCGCTTGCCACACCGAGACTGACAACCTGCTCAAGTACGGCCATGTCGCAAGTGTTGCCCTCAGGCGCTTTGATAAGCAGAAAGCCGGACTCATGCGCCCATGCTTGGAGCATCCGATAATCGCCGGTCATGTCTGCAATCTTGCGGGCCTCGGCAAAGGTCAGATGATGCGTGTCGTTGTTGGGGTTGACCTTGTTACGCAATACGGCAGGGCTAATCCCTACCAGTGGCCCAAGGCTTTCAGAGCCGCCCTTGTAGTCGTGGACGGTTGCGTATGCGGCTGCAGTGCTGTTCATGCTGATGCTCCTCGAACGTTTTTATTTGCGTGATCCAGGCATACAGTGGATGCATGGATAAAGTGAACAACCGGAAAGTACGAATAGGCGCTGCCCTGCCCTTGGGTGAGAATCCGGGCATGAGCGAGGAAATCTGTGATGCGCTGTTTGATCGTGCGGTAGACCTGGCCTACAAGTGGTTTGGCGATCCGACCGACGACCACATAGAGGCTGTCTATCATCGGCTTGTGCTCAACCACCAATGGGGAGCGGGTGACGCTGGGGCGGTGACGGTGCATTGACGTGGGGACAATGCGTATAGGGGCGGTCAATCCAATGCGGTTAAGCTCGGAGATTCCAGTAACCAAACTTTTCCGAAAAGGACTCACCATGAGCGATATACCGCTATTTCCTGTCGCGGGGTGGACTGTAGGCCCGATACCAAGGCTCGGTATCGCTACTATCAAATTTGACTTCCTCACGAACAGTCTCCAGAGCCCAGCCCAGGCGAACGAGGGGCGGCATTATGCGCTAACGCCAGCGCAACTTCGCGAGCTGATGCAGAGAATGCAGTCGGCACTTGATGTTCTTGAAAGCTCCGGTGAGCAAGGCCCTGAAGGTCCTTTGAACTGAGCTTTAAGAACGCATGGTCAAACTTCTCACGCACGGTCGGCCTCTTTGAGTTCGGGGCCCTCGTCAGCCAATAGCAGCCCCTCCAAGGACAGGCGCGGTTCTACGGAAATCATCCGAGCCGCGACCCGCGCAGAAGGTCGTCGCCGTCCCGTCGCGATCTGATAGAGGTATTTCCGGTTAATTCCGGTCATTTCGTGAATGCGGTCCAAGATCGGATTGCCCTCACGCACATAAAGGACGTTTAAAGTGCTCATGCCTCACATGGTAGCGACTCGCTACTTAAAAAGCAATAGCGAATTGCTGGTATCGCCTTCAGTAGCCGATTGCTACCATTCCACCCATGGATAATCGAGAGATCCGCCTCGCCAACCTTCGTTATGCCATCCGGTTTTTCGGAGGTACAGCAACGCTCGCAGAGGCGGCAGACTGCAGCAAAAAATACCTAGAACAGATTGTTCAAGGCTTCCAGAGCGGGAAAGACAAGAACCCCAGGAAGCTCGGTGATTCCGTAGCCAAGAAGATAGCGGCGGCTCTCGGTAAGGAGCCGTACTGGATGGATCAGCCCCACCCCGATCTATGGGAGGGTGACGAGGTCTCGCAGAACGGGGGAGACATGAGAAAAAGCAATGTGGTTAAGCTGCGCCAGAAACCGGCGGACATACTGCTCGACCAGTTCGATGCGGGCGGCTCCATGGGGCACGGCCTAGAGCTGCGCGACCAGCCGGGCGTTATCCAAAGCTGGCGGGTTAACCCGGAGTGGCTTGAGCGCAACGTGCGAGCCCATAGCAGCACTAAAAATCTGTGCATCGTGACAGGCTTCGGTGACTCGATGCAGCCGCTCTTCAATCCGGGCGACCCTTTACTAGTCGATACCGGAGTGACGACAGTTGACTTCGACTCGATCTATTTTTTTCGGATCGACAACGATGGCTATGTGAAACGCCTACAGCGCATTCCGACCGAGGAAGGCCTAGTTATTCGCGCGGTGTCCGAGAATCGAGACGCCTATGAACCGTTCAATATCACTTCGAAGATGGACTTTCAGGTACTGGGCCGGGTGTTGAAGGTGTGGCGAAGCCAGGACTTCTAATTTTTGCGCCCGCCAAGTAACAAGAATTTAGTTTTATGTGGGGATGTAGGGACAGCTTGGCGCCCTAGGAGTAACGATATGAGAATACCGTTTCTAACTGCACTTATTCTTACCATTACTGGCTGCTCCACCGGGATCGTAAAAGGCTCCGGCGACTACCCCACTGAAACGTTCGTTGCTCCAGTCAGCTATCAGGCGGTGCACCGAAACGCCGAGAATCAAGCGAGGCACTGCCGACAGATGGCCGATATGACCGTCACAGGCAGCATTTACACCGACAATCAAACGTCGAACCTAAGGATCAGCCTGCCTGGAAGCGGCTTGCCTGTAGCCGAAATCGAAGCGGAGGCTATGGGCGCTGACCAGTCCCGCGTGACGGTGACTGTGTGGGGTTTGGGCGTTTGGGATGATCGGCAGATCGCGGCAATACGCAAATCAATAGAGAGCGGCGAGCCTGTCTGCCGAGAATGAGTTATGACGGACCCCATTTTTGACTCCATTCGGAGAGGCCACGAGGAAGAGATTAGGCACGAGATACGCGAAGGTAAATTGGCGCGTTTCCCCGATGATGTGCTAAACGCCCTATCCGAACTCAATCTCAGTGCAGGCCTGACAAGGGATCGCTCGGAAGAATACGTCGAGCGACTAGACATTCTTAACGAGCGCATCAGACAGCTACACGATACAACGAAGCTTGGGGTCTTTTATCTCAAGACAATAGCTTGGTCTTTCGTCTTCATTGTGTTGGGCGTGAGCTACATGGCATGGCGTTAAACCTTTCTGAGACGGAATCCGCAGTTAGCTTGATACGCGGAGCAGTTATCCACTTGACGGATGCCACTAAAAAATGCATGTATTAATATCGCTCTGCTGATATACTTCTGTATAAAGAGCTTTACAAAGTAAAGTTGTCGCTGTAACCGAAGAGGCGGTATTCACCTCCATAAAAAATAACAGGCGCGTGCCCTTATGGGGTGCGTTCGCCCAAATAAATTGATAGCAGGACAAATAAATGGCCCGTACTAAGAAATCCTCACGACTGACTACGATCCGCCTGATCGCCAGTGGCGCATTAGTCGGTATAGCTGTGGCTGGCTTCTTTGGAGCGGACACCTCCGGTTGGATGAATGCCATATTCGGAGCGGGAGGCGCCACAGCGGCGGCGGTTGCCTTGAAGGCTGTCCACTTAATCTGACCCCATGCTATTTGATGGGAGCGTGATCAACTCGATCACGATAGTAACTGGTTTGCTAGCGCTAGTGGTGCGGCCGGTGCGCCGAAAAATAAGAAAGGCTGGCAAGTGCTGGGCCACCGATAAAGCAGTGGTCGACTTCCTGAACGGATCAACCGCGGTGCCATTTGTGTGTCTAGCCCTATCCGCCGTCGACCCCGCAATTATTCCATCACTTATCGATAATAAAGTCACGATGGCCGTGGCGGGCTGCATTGGTTTTATTTTTGTGGCTGGCGAAATTCTCGCCGCCGGACGCGAAGACTGACCTACAAAATAAAATCGGCCCCGCGCCGGGTTTTCTTTTGCCAGTAACAAGAGATACAAAGTAACGGTATCTTTAATTCGCTGCGGGCCCCACACTGAATTCATCAGCTAAGGAAGCGGCGACATACCACGACACACCCAGCCGAGCTTCTTCCCCTCTTAAAGCGTGCACCCCGCATGCGCCCTTTGCGCACCGGCTTCATCGAAGTCGCAATGATCCGCCAAGGGAAATAGTCCTAGCTCAGCCATTATGCGGACCCGCTAGGATGCTCTTGGAGCTCTTATGACGAATCACCTCAATGTCCTGCGGTTCCCGACGCCCGAATTGAAGGCAGTCAACATGGACTGGCCACCTCCCCCGCCATCGCCATTCGATGAAATCGGCCACAGCAAAAGGCGGGCGCAAGTTCGCCGCCGAGTCCTTCGCTTGATGAAAGAGAAACATTCCGGCCTGCCTTATTAAAGCAGCAGTACGGCCCGGCAGACAGCATGCCCTACCTCTAACCATTTAAGCCGTAGTCGAATCATTCTGATAGGCGCGGATCGAACACTTCTGGAGTACAACCATGACACAAAATCAATCGAACCAACCGAACCAACCCGGAAAGCAACAGGCTCCAGGCGAACAGGACCAGAATAAATCCGCACAGCAAGGTGGGCAAAAGCCCGGCCAAGAGCAGCCTGGTCAAAAGTCTGGGCAACACCAAAGCAATAAGTAGTTAATTGCGCGCCCCGCCTCTCATGTCGAGGGGCGGTCAACAACCCGCCACGGCGGGTTTTTTTTTGCCTGCTCGTTCTGAGTAGGGTTTTCCCTTATACGCGCACTTCGGTAGCAATTCGCTATTGACTCTTAGGTAGCGACTTGCTACTATTCTTTCAACGCAGCACAGAACACCCTTAGGCAAAGCCACGGTGAAAACGCTGCAGCAGTACCCCCCCGCTAAGGCGGATTGCTCTTTAACAAACAGGGAATTTCAGGAGAGGGTGCGCAGGAATGCGTGCTTTCAGGAGGAAGCGAGGCGGCGCGAACCGCCCCGCTTTTCCTAGGGAAGCATCAGGTACAGCTTGATGATGGCGAGGATGACAGCAAGGCATTTCGCCACATCGATCTGAACGCTTACCTTCACTTCAACGGTGCTTTTCATTGGTATACCCAAGGAAATGCCCGTACCGGTACAGGCGTTTAACCTGTGTGTATTTTGTTCGCGCCCTGGCTGGCGCTAGCAGATTGCCTACCTAGGATGGCTCTCCGCCTGCCTCCACAGTTGCCCGTCCGGGGCTGTGGGCGGCAGTCAGCAAGCGGCCTTTAAGGTTGGTCGCCAAGGATGGCTTGGCCGACTCCATGCGGGCCGCAAACCTTCAGCGGTCTCACCCGCTGGCCAGTACCGACGTACCGGCTCAAAAAGCATAGCAGAACTGTTGTGCCCTCCCCTGAAATTCCCTGGATATTCAGCCGATGTTGCTCACCCGCCTATGTTGGGTGTTCGTCCGGCTCAATCGCACCCTCAGGCATGGCTGGGGCTCTGCGCGGTGTCTCTGCCGTACCCATCCGCCAAAGCGCGTATACGGGCAAATAGAGTGAGGTATAGGCGACCGAGAAAAGGAACAGCCACGCCAGTTGGAATCCTGGCTAAAGCAGTAGGAAACCCTAATCCCCCCGAATTCGAGGGAATTGGACGCCCATTCAGCGATGGCGGGTAATCGTTGAAACGTAGATCGGGAGCCTGTTTAGCAGGGAGTAGCCCGACAGTACATCCAAGGGCCTGGCAACAGGCCGCTTTGGTAAGTGCCCGTGTGGGGTGCTTACTGAAGCTGTTTTGCGTCAATGATGGAGCCGAGGCGTCGCACTTCGTCTGTCAACAGTGCGATGTGCTCATCTCGATAGCGTTGCCCTTTGGCAAGCCTGCGAAGCACGAGCTCAAGTATGACATTGGTGAATGTCGCGCCCATAAGGAAAACAAAGATGCTGAAATCAAAGATATCTTCCCGCGTTGGCGCTCCGTCACCGCGATAGAACCGCCACATCCCATAGACACTTAACGAATAGAAAAGAGCCGCCATGAGCCAATTAAAGTTTCTTCCTATCCAACTGGCCTTCGCCGGAGCCTTCTTAGTGTTGAGCGCTATCACTGCAACAATCAATTGGCCTAGCGCAATCAGCATCGTTACAGCAGCTATTGCCATCGTCAATATGGCGATCTTGTTATCCATACGGAGCCTCCTCAAATCCTCCGAGGCATAGCTTAATCGAAATGCTGGCCGTCATCGGTCAGCACCCAATAACTAGGGAGAACAACATGGAACAGAAAGACGGAGGGCCGGCTTTCGCCCGAGCTGGTAGCCATTCTGCTTGGGGGCAGCAAGAAGGCATGACGCTGCGCGACTACTTCGCAGCGCAAGCGATGTCCGGAATGTACGCGGCATTCAAGCATTGGCCTTGGGATGGACAGCACGAAGAAGTCGCAAAGCACGCTTACCAAGCTGCCGATGCAATGCTCACCGCAAGGAGCCACCCATGACCACTGATACTGTGCTGACGGACGAGCAGAAGGCTGAATTCGTTACCGACATCACCGACTACGGCACCGCCTTCGTTGCTCCTCTGCATTCGATCGTTGAATCCATCGAGCAAGCTGTATTGCAATCCGAGCAGGTGCAGGCGTGGAAGAAGGATGCGCAGCAGTGGCAGCCAATTGAGACAGCGCCACAAGGTCAGATTGCGCTTTTTTTCGACGCTAAGGCAGCGCAGGTACGCAACTGCATGTTTGTTGATTGGGTCGTTGAAGGCAAATTTTGTGGTGATAGGCAGCGCACGGCGACCCACTGGATGCCTCTACCCCCACCACCCCAGCATGACAACGAATAGGAGCCGCCATGAGTGACCTTGAGTACTGGAAAGAATGCATCAGCATCGCCGCCGAAGAATGCGACCTAAGCCTGACCGCTGAACAGCTTGACGCGCTTGCCGACGGCGCGAGTAGCGGTCATGAGCACTACGGTATGGCTTTCTACAGCCCGCCACCGTCTGAGCGCATCAGCGACATCGAGGACGAATGGAAACGAAAACTTGTCGCCTTGCAGGCCGAGTTCGACGCCTACCGGGGTGATGCTGAGACGGCGGTTAAGCGGGCGCTTCGCCAGCACAGTGACGCCAATGTTTCCATCGGCAGGTACGGCGAAGTGCTACGGCATGACGGCAGAACTGAGCGGATTCAATAACCCTCCCCGGCCTGGCCAGCCAAACCCCACGGCCACCCTGCCCGCGTCGGTTGCGTGGCAGGGCCATCATTCAAACGGCGGCGTGAGTTTTGGCGCGGCACGGTTGCACGTTGAAGTGCATCGCCTCTTCTGTGGCTCGATTGCTTGATATTGGTGGGCGACGGCCCATGCCTACACAGCAGTCTTGTTAGGGGTCAAGCTGGTTCGATTCCAGCCCGTTTGAATGATGGTGTAACTCAACGGTAGAGAGAGGGCTTGATCCTCGAATGTGCCGGTTCAAGTCCGGCCACCATCAGCAATCGAAGCGGATGCCTAACGGTGCAGCTTCGCGCCTGGCCCCCGATAACGGGCCACCCTCCCGAAAGCCCATTGCCAAGTGAGTTTTCGCGAGGGTGTGTAGTACGCCGGACTTTAGCCCCCGGCGCTTCTCCTGAAATCCGATACGTGTAAAGCCAAAAGCCTGCTTTAAGGCGGCTGCGCACCCTCCCCCTTTTTGCTCCCCAAAGGAGACTCCCATGTATATCGAACCTGAAACCCGCACAGGTGGCGTGGGTTGGATGCCTACGCGCCCAATTACCACCGATGAAGTGCTACGCGTCTTACGCGGCGACATACCCGAGGACGGTCAGCACCGCAATGCTTACGAATGGGCTCAAAACATTGTTAACCGTCAGGATTTTATTGAAGACCTATCTAACGATTTATGGAAGCTGATGCTTGAACTAGCGGCCAGAAACCTCGGGACCAAATACCGGGCCTTGAATAGCCATCTACGGGACACGATAGACGCGATGGTGTCCGAGTACAACAGGGAGTTGGAATGAGGAACTTATGGCACCGCCTGACCCTCGAATGCTACCGCCAGCCGGGAGAAGAACCCGCGCCTTGGTACGCATACCCGCTAACCGTCTTACTTGTCGTCGCCGTCTTTGGTTTTATGCAAATGGCTGATGCAGTGGGGTTTTGACCATGAAGGCCGAGGACTATTTCTTACCCGGCGTATCAGAGCCGGTCATACGGGGCGGCGCCGGTCGAATCGTCGCAAAACTTGAGCAGCACGAACCGCAAGAATTGGAGAGTAACTATGAGCATCGTCACTATGGTACTCGGCGAGTCCGGGACCGGAAAAACCACCAGCCTACGCAACATGCAGCCAGCGGACACCCTGCTGATTCAAGCTGTGAAAAAGCCCCTACCCTTCAAGTCGGCAGCCTGGAAGCGATTTAACAAAGACACCTGCAAGGATGGCAACATCTTCCAGACCGACCACGCGGGCCAGATCATCAACCTGATGCAAAAGACCAAGCGCAAGGTGGTCGTGCTAGACGACTTCCAGTACGTGATGGCTAACGAGTTCATGCGCCGCACGAATGAAACGGGCTTCAACAAGTTCACCGAAATTGGCAAGAACGCCTGGGACATTATCAATGCCGCCGCTGCGCTACCGGATGACGTTCGAGTCTACATATTGAGCCACATCGAAACGAGTGAGACGGGTCACACCAAGATCAAGACCATCGGAAAGATGCTGGACGAAAAGATTGCCCTCGAAGGGATGGTAACCATTGTTCTACGTACTGCCATCCGCGACGGTCAATACCTGTTCGCCACCCGCAACAACGGAAGCGACACCACGAAGACCCCAATGGGCTTGTTTGATACGGAAACCATCGAGAACGATCTGCATGCCGTTGATCAAGCCATTCAAGACTACTACGAACTAACCGAGCAGCCCGCTTAATAGGAGCATTCCATGCGCAGCTACACAGCAGACCCCGCCGCCGCACGCCAAGCCAACGCCAACAACTACATTGACCAGTCTGGCAAATACATCGGCGTATTCACCCTGGCAGAAGCAGTCACTAGCAAGAAGGGAACGGAAGGTATCGAGTTCTCGTTCAAGAGCGACGAGGGGCAGCAGGCTAACTACTTGACACTCTGGACGTACAACGAACGAGGCGAGGCGCTTTACGGCTTCAAGGTGTTGAGCGCCATCATGACCGTGATGGGTGTGTCTGAACTCCAGCCCAAACAGGCCATGATTAAAAACGCCAATGGCCAGTCCCGCCAAGTTATCGGTTTCCCTGCCCTACATAACAAGCCGGTCGGACTCGTTCTGCAGAAGGTGCTGTACACCAAGAACGACGGCAAGGATGGATACAAGTTCAATATCTTCGCGCCCTTCAACGCCAATACGGAGCTAACCGCCAAGGAAATGTTAGACGGGGCAACTCAGCCGAAGGCTCTTGCCGGAATCATCGCCTCGCTCAAGGACAAGGACGAGCGCACAGGTGGTTACGGCGATAACTCAGCGGGACATAGCGAACCTGATGACCCCTTTGGCGACGACTTCTAACACGGAACCGGGCGACCTAATAAGTCGCCCGAATCATTCATGACCACACTTGCCCCACTTTACGAGATCGCAGGCGAAGCTCGAGCCATCTATGAAAAGCTCATGGACATGGACGCCGACGAGCAGACGATTGCCGACACCCTAGAAGCTGAAACAGATATGGTCCCTAAGGTCCAGTCTTACGGCTTCGTCATCCGCAATATGGAAGCGATGCAAGCGGCCATCAATGCCGAGGCAAAGCGACTGGCTACCCGCGCGCGCATCCTTGCCAAACGACAAGAAGCCCTCAAGCAACGCCTACTGGACGCAATGGTTTACGCAGGAATCCAGAAGGTCGAGCATCCACAATTCACCATCAGCGTACAGAAGAACCCGCCAAGCGTGGATATCTTCGACGAGCGGCAGATTCCAGCCGATTACATGACGGAGCCAAAGCCGCCCGAGCCTAAGCCCAACAAGACGCTAATCAAGAAGGCGATTCAGGACGGCTTTGATGTGCCTGGGGCGAAGCTCGAACAGGGTATGCGCCTGTCCATCAAGTAGAACCCAATTCTCAACTCTCATGAGGCCCACCCGCTAATAACGGGTGGGGTTAAGCACGTGCGTCCGTATTTACCCACACTTCCGGTGCAAAACCTTGTGGATAACGAGGGCACATCATCGGCAGCAAATTCGCCTGATTGGGACATGCTGGCGAAATTTCAACCAGAGGACATATGCGAACCGGCCTCGTTCTTGGAGAACTGCATGTTTATTTGCGTAGGCTTGCTTGCGCTTGCTGTGTGGCTGCTCGTGGGCTGGATCATTTGGGGGTGATATGGAAGACAAATATACAGAACTGAGGGCGGCGCTTATCTGGACGGCCGCCGCATTACAGGCCGCCTGCGATTCAGGTTCAATAACCGAACGAGACAAGTTTTTCGGAGATTCGGGCGCTCGCACAACCCGAGACATTCTCGACATGGCCGACGCCGCACTCGCACAGGAACAGGGAGAAACATGACAACCAAACACACAGGCGGGCCAGCGTTTCCCTCTGTTAATCACCCAGATATACCAGTCAACAATGGCATGACTCTGCGCGATGCAATGGCACTCTTTGTGCGCATGCCCGATGAGTTTGCAGCTAGTTGGGCCGCTGCACTTGTTGGCTCACCGCAGCCGGGTCTAGGTGCTGAAGCCATTGAGCATATTGATTGGTGGGCGCGAGCCGAAGCCGCTTACCGATACCGCATTGCCGACGCCATGCTCAAAGCAAGGGAGGAAAAATGAACATCGAACAAGAACGCGCCGACTTCGAGGCGTTTGCGAGACCGCGCAACTATGACTTGGACGCTGTGATGTTGCTGTCTAAACCGCCGAAGTTTTTGCGCTACGCTAACCCGGCTACGCAGGATGCATTCGAAGCCTACCAAGCAGGCCGAGCCGCCCTGCAATCGCAGGATCGGGAGGATGCCGAGAGGTATCGTTGGTTGCGTGATACGTTACACGGCGCTAAGGCTGGCGGAGGCGTTGAGGTTAATGACGCCCTTCAGGTCTATGAAACACCAGAGCCAGGCGAAGAAGTGCGTGTGTATTGGTATCAGGATACGCCAGTGGGTTTCTATCAAGAGCATGGTACGACGCTTGACGAAGCCATCGACCACGCCCGACGCATTGAGGGGGAAGGGGAATGAGCAGCCTTTCATTCTTTAGACGCCAGCACAGCAATGGCAAGCCCGTTGATAGCTGGATTCTTGCGTCCTACCAACACCCAGACTCAATTACTTGGAGGTGGCACATCGGGTATTCGCGCGTGGCAGGAAAGTCCGGGGTCTATTTCCAGCGAGTGTACCGACGCCAAGGATTTAACTTCCACGCGGGGATAAATCTCCCTTTGCTTGGCGCGCTGTCGATACAGACTCAACCTCACATGTGGAAAAAGGTATGA